GGAGAAGTGTTTTTGACAAATGTAATTGAGTTTATTCCTGTAACTGAAAATTTCGAGAAATCTTATGTTAAATTTATTGAAGACTAGTCACCATAACATACAAGATGACAGTTCCGGTTCCGGTGATGGTTCCGGTTACGGTTCCGGTTCCGGTTCCGGTGATGGTTCCGGTTACGGTTCCGGTTCCGGTTCCGGTTCCGGTTCCGGTTCCGGTTACGGTGATGGTTCCGGTTACGGTGACGGTTACGGTTCCGGTTCCGGTTACGGTTCCGGTTACGGTTCCGGTTCCGGTTACGGTTCCGGTTACGGTTCCGGTGATGGTTCCGGTTCCGGTTCCGGTTCCGGTTCCGGTTCCGGTTACGGTGATGGTTCCGGTTACTGTGATGGTGATGGTGACGGCTCAGTGGAATAATTAGGATTTTTTACAAGGATGTTTTTAACTTTACTGGAGAATATAATGAAAATGAAGACAAAAGGCATTTTTAACAAAGACCTTGGGTATGATTCCCGTCACCCTGTAATAAAATACAGCCCTGGAGCTGTTGATATTAATTCGTATCCCAACTGGATGCCGATTGTATTTTGGAGTGCTGTGTGCGCTGTTTTTGGGTTGATCGCGTGGGCTGTGTCATGAAAAAGTTACTGAAAAAAATAACAGAACTGCTCGACTTGCATTTATGTCCATGCGAGCCAGTTAAACCTATTTTTTCGCATGGTCAGTTAAAAGGACGTTAGCATGTGCAAGTCATGCGAACGGCCACATCCTACCCAAGATGAGTGTTACAAGCTGTTTTATAGACATCGTGGAGAGCTGTATCGTCAAGCGTTACCACGCAGTGCATTTGGGACACAGTCAAGCTATGTGCTATATAACAAAGAGTCTAACAAGCCATCTCGAATATACAATTCTCAAAGATGCGTTAAGGTAATTGGTTATGGTCAACTGCCAGAAGGTGCTATACAAGTCATTATGGATGGAAAACAAGTGTCAGAGTGGTATCATCGTGAACGTGTTAAGCGTAATCAACATGGGCAGTTCGTCACCAGGAATCAACGCAGAGAATCTGGAGAAGTAGAAGATGATGATGAATGGATGGATAAGCCGATACCTCCACGTTATCCAAAATATGCAACAATACCCGCAAAAATTTACAAAAACGGGTTTTTAACCTTGAGAATGAGGACAAGATAATGAAAATTGAAATAGAACCTCCCAAAGGCTTTGAGTTTGTCGGTAATATGCCAAGATCATTAATGTCAGATGGTAATTATTTTTTGGTTAGTTTTGATATTAACCCAATTCAGCATCATGAAATTGACCAACACGCAGAGCTAAAAGCGCAATACGCGATTGACGCTGAGATGTGCAAGGATATTGACGGACTGGAAGCTTGGCAATTATGTCAATATCGTAATAATCAATCGCGCAGATGGGAAGATTGCGTTGTAGAACCATATTGGCAAGACATTACTGAATACCGACGTCATCCGCACGCTGAAAGCATGATACTTTTTCACAAAGGCAGTGCCGCTGATAAAAAACGGTGGCAAAGACGGCATTTAGATGTATCAGTCTGGGTTGATTGTATTCCTGAATGGGCGGAAGTATGCGAGTACAGAATGAAACCCTCCGTAATCGGCGTAACTCTTGACGATGGAACGCGGTTAGAGTTTCCAGAGCCAGTTCGGGACGCTTTAAATTTTAAAGATGCTTATTATATAGATGAGTTTGACGGAGACATTACAGAATATCACTGGACTAATGATGCTCAAGATATGATATGGCTTGAACAAAACAGAATTTTCAGAACAGAAGAAGACGCGCAAGCCGCACAAGCAGCAATTCAGGAGATTCTGTCGCAACGGAGCTAGTGATGTGCTATTTATTACTGAATGAAACCGAAGGAAACGAATGTTTTTATTTTATAGGATGTTTTGAGAATCTTGATGATGCTGTAAATGCCGTTGATAGTATCGACCCTTCGCGTGTTGATCACATTGATGAAGAGCTGACAGTTAATGTCCTGGAAATTAACGGGATGAAAACGTATGAAGGCGCAGAAACCGTATATTCTGCGACATTTAGAAAAAAATACAACGAAGAAACAGATGAATATGAATGGCGAAAAGTTGGTGATAACGTTGAGTTAAAACCACTACCTGAACTTTTCAAGCATGGCGTTTCGGTTTACGGTTTTGAAGCTGAAAAAAAAATGTGGGAATTTAAAGGTGCTGGCGGAGACTGGCAAGATTTACCTGGTCACGCAGATTATTATGCTGTTGTACGCGGCATGAAAAAAGGATTTTATGATCATAGACGCAAAACCAGCGCATCGCTGCCGTTCGATTTGGATCGGGCAGTGGCTGGTGATGTCGTTGAATGCTCAAACACAGAAACAGATTTTAAACAAATAACAACAAATGACTTACAGTCAATCATAAAAAAGGGATGGCTTGAGTTGTATGTTGAAAATGGATTTCTGAGAATGAAATACCCACCAAAACTGGAGAATAAAAAATGAAAGTAAAAATCAAAAAACTGCATGAAAACGCTGTTATACCGAAATACGCCAAAGCTGGTGATGCTGGAATGGATTTGGTAGCGGTGTCGATGACGCGACATGCTGAAAACAAGATGACGTATGGAACTGGTCTGGCGTTTGAAATTCCACCTGGATACGCTGGATTTATTTTTCCGCGCTCCTCAATAAGAGACAAAGATTTATCACTTACAAATTGCGTTGGTGTTATTGATTCCGAGTATCGCGGTCAAGTTGCGTTTACTTTTATAGAGCATTACTCAGATGCCTCTGAAATTTATAAAATTGGCGACAAGGTTGCTCAAATTATCATCATGCCTTACCCTGAAATCGAGTTTGAAGAAGTTGACGAACTGTCAACGACTGAACGCGGATCCGGTGGATTTGGACATACAGGCAATTAACATGCACACGACAGTAGCGCATTACGCAAGCATACCGTACCCCATTCCTGGAATGGGGCGTGGAGTATCATTTTTAGGTGACAAACAAACAAAGCGTGGAGGCATTAGACGCGTTGGAAAATCAGGTGAATGGTCGCCAGCGTGGAAAACATGCCAGGTTTGCAATGAGCGCAAGCTGTTTGCAAGAGCTAACAATACTGTATGCTCTCGCAAGTGCGCCTCAGTTAAAATGTGGGCTGATCGTAAAGAGGAAATAAAAAAATGAGTATTTTAAAGCAAGACATTATGATGCTAATAATAAGCATCATAATTTATCTGATAATAGAAGCGTTAAGACATTAACGACCTTACAACATGGGGATTGCTGTTTTTGCTACAGCTTCCCCAAGTTTTCTAGGTGGGTGTATTCCTGACAGTGCCGCACGTCTTGCCAAATCACTAGATAGCAATTCAGTCGCGCCGCGGCTACCAGCCAGCGATAAAGCCACCGCTGGAACTCCACCTAATCCACCGACCAATCCACCTGCCAAACCACCAAGCGTTACCCTTTGCCCTGCACTGTGTGCAGATTCCCTTGGTCGCATAAATTGCCCAGCTATGTTGCGCAAGTCTTCAATTTCAGCGTTTCGTGATGGTTTGATATTAGCAAGCCTTGCTGCTGATAATTCACCCTCAAACCCGCTTTTTACCATCGGCTCAACTGATTTCATCGCTTGGTATTGCTGTCTAACTTTGCTAAATGCTGCCGCGTCTTCTGCGCCTAGTGACCTATCAAGTGCATCCATCAATGATGACCGCACTTGCTTGGCATAAAAACCAACGTCTTTATTTTGCGATAGTGCGTCAAGTCGTTTTTTAATGCTGTATGCCGCTTTAGTATCGATCTGTCCGTTATTGTCTACCGCGTTAAAAAGCTGGTTAATGTAATTTTTAATGACTGGTGATTTATCGAGCAATTCCTGATTAGCCAAGTTTTCATGGCTCATTAATTCAGAAACAAACTGATTGTCCATCGTTACCGGAGCTTTGGTCAGATATTCGTCAAATTTACTGCCAAGCTCTTTTTTGGCTTTATCGACTGCATTGCCAAGATTGCTATCTGACTGACCCATAGTTTTTGACAGTGCTGACCTTAACTGTTCATCCATCTGCGCTATTTTTTCAGTCCTGCCAGACAGTGGTACATACTCAAGACTAGCCGCCAGCGCGTTAAGTGGTTTCGATTTTAGGATTCTGTCAACTGGCACATCAATACCGTACTGACCAGCTTTTTGTACCCCAGCCGCGATTTCAGGGCTGACATTGCCGCCAAACGCCGCCTTTGTTGCTCCTGAAACCAGTTTTCCTGCCAATGGAAAAGCTGCACCCGCACCTGCGCCAATACCCGCGCTATTCGGGTCAATTAGTCCAGCTTGTGCTGCGCCACTAATCGCACCGCCTACCAATTTTGGTATTAAGTCAGTTTTTGCCATGCCAGCTGATTCAAGAGCAGTCGCTAACTGTGGCGCGTATGAACCAACTTTTAAGCCTTTCGACAATGCGCCACCAGCCGCCCACGTTCCAGCCAATTCAGAACCAAGTTCTCCGCCCTTAAACGCCAAACTCTCACGGTCTGCACCCAATGAATCCAAACCAGCCTTAACGCCAGCCCGTCTGTCGATGTTCATCTGACCGGACTGGTCGCGTAGGTAATCTATCGGTTGCATGATAGTTGAGCCAATATTTGCTGCGCCCTGAATCGCTCCCATGCCAATATCACCGGCGGTGTTAAGCACTTTTGATACCATGCTTGGCTCCTGTGGTGTTTTTGATGCTTTCCATTGCTCAAACGATAGCCCGCCGCCTGATTGTGGTTGCGTGGATGATGAAGCTTTTTTTTGTGCTTGGAACTCTTCAAAAGTCATTTTAACCCCCTGTAGCCTGTAAGTATTCCTCCCAGTCAGAATCAGCAACACCAGCGGGTTTAACTTGTGTGGCGCGTGGCGGTGCTGTCATTTGCCCTGGTTGCTGACCTTGTTTTTCTGTATAGCCGTATTGAGTCGCCAGCGTAGAATAAAAATCTTTCAGACCCTTGAACGCTGCTTGACGCTCTTCTACAGTTCGAGTGGTGTCCGCAATTGCTCCAGCCATATCAGACGCAATTTTTACATCACGGTCAGATTGTGCGCCTGGACCTCTTGGCATCATCATGATTAATTGGTTTGCAAATGGTGTTAATTCTGACGCGGCTTTTGCTCCAGACGTTGTGACACCTAACGACCTGCCTAGTGCGTCAATGCCTGCCCCGACCGCGCTACCTGTTGACTGACTAATCAAATTGTTAATGTTTTGACCAAACTCGCTTTTATCATCAAGCATGTTCAATGTTTTTGAGTATCTATCGCGCTCTGCTCCTCGCTCAATATCGACCTTTGCTTGTTCTTGCTGTGATTTTTTTTCGTACGGTGTCAATGCTTTTGGTGCAGATGCTAACTTCGCTAATTTAGACTGATCTTTCATCTGCTGCAATGCCACATCCATGCCAAACTTATCTTTAAGCTGCTGACGGCTAAACGCATGACCCGCTTCTGACACTGACTGTCTAGCCATTTGCTCAGCCATGTTTTGCTGCTGTTGAGACTGCATTTGCTCTCTGGCGCGTTGCATATCCATAACCTGCCCTTGTTGCGCTGTCAGATTTTGTTGCTGTTGCGCTTCTTGACCCATGATTGAGTCAAGCATTTTCATGGCGTTTTTCTTTTCCAGACCGCTGCCGTTGCTGATAGCACTATTAGCCCTGTCAATCATAGACTGAATTTCTTGTGACCGTCCTGCTAGTTGTGGCATAGCAATCTGCTGTATTGGCTGCTGCTGGCTGAGCATTGCAGCTTGACGCGCTGAATTTTCATTAGCCAAACGTGCAGCAATCCTGTCGTCGACTATTTTCGATTGCTCATCCATACGCGCTTGAAAATCTGGGTTTGCATTCATGGCAAGTTGATCTGCTATCCGCTGCTGAGCTGCAGGGTCGCTTAGCCTTGCTATACCTGAGCCTGTTCCTGATATGCTGCCATATCCACCACGCCCATTTTCAAAGTTCATGACAGACTTTTTCCCTTTTAGCGTCGGTACTGTATCAAAACCAACACCAGACTGTGGTTGGCTGTTTGGGTCGCTGAATGTTTGATAATTTTTTAATCTTTGGATTGCCATAATTTTCACCTTATAAACTGACTGAGCCGTTCCAGTCGACCCCATAGCTGAATGATTGCGTATAGTTCATGGCATTAAAATAGCTTGCCATGATGCTGCTACTTACCGACCCGATAGTTTTAGCTCGCTCCGTGTTCGCATGGGCTTTGCTGATTTCGTAGTCGCCTATCATTTTGACCTTTTGGATAGCCAGATTAGCAGTCAATTCGTTGTATTTATTTACCGAATCATCTTTGCGATACACAGCATCAGCTAACGCTACAAATGCCTGAATCTGTGATCCGTATGTATCGGCTAACGTTTTGTTTTGCTCTGTGATTGTACGAATTTCATTAAATGACTGCTCTAGTTTTGCTTGATACAGGGCAATTAAATTTCCCTCACCTGCTTTTTCCGCTTCAATCATTGCGCCCAAAATGCTGGAAGCCGAAGCCAAAGCCTCTTTAAACGCACTGACCATAATTTCGCGGTTAATGTCCGATGATTTAGCTTTTTTCTGAGTTTCAAACGCTGCAAAAATAGCTTGATCCTGACCGCTTGCCGATGCAAAACCCATGCTTGATTGATTATTCAAATAGTTTTGATAACCTGTAGCCATTGCCGATGTTTCGCGGTCGATGCCTCGGTCAAACAAAGCCTCCTCAATCGCATTAGTAGCCGATGTAAGAATATTAGTTACTGAAACCTGGGCTGCTGTCGCTAGTGATCCAATCTGCGTATAAGTTACTGCTAAATCAAGCGTTACCGTTGGCGGCGTGATTGCTGAGTAAGTCGGTACGGTTACATAAGTCGGCACTGTCGGCTGTGACGGCATGGTGACAGTTACGCCAGTTGGATAAACGAAAGTAGGCGTGACACCTGTAAAATCCAGGTCTGGAACGATTAGCCCCGATAAATCACTAACCGCCGCGTGTGCTGAGTTTGCAGCGTCTTTACCATCGTTTATTAATCCTGTCCAAAATACTACATCTGGGCTTACTACAGTATCAAGCGGTTGTTGTCCCCATGTCATGATTTTATCCTCGTTCTTTGCGTACTAATTCGACAGGGTTAAAGCTTACTGACTCAATATCTAATACTGTCGCGTTGACACATTCTACAGCAATTTGAACTGCATTGTATTTAATACCGCGCCCTATTCGCACCGAGTGGGTTCTAAACTTGGTAGCAGTTCCAGCGTGGTTGTGAGTGTATGAGTATGTGGAATCATCAGGGTTTACCGTGACTTTAATTTTTCCGTCCGTTTTTGCCTGAACATCAACTCTCGATTCTTTAATCCGTTTCAAATATCGGCTTCTAACCAGTCCATTTTGCCCAGAAACTTCACTCATGAATCCAGTCTTTAAACTAGGTGCAATTGCTGTGCCTGCGTCTGTCGTCCCGCCTGACTCAAACAATGCTGTAGCCGTGATAAACAGTGTCTTGCCTTTGAATCGATGCGCCCCTATAAAAGCGTAATTGCTGTAAGTGGTTACAGCTTTAGTTTGCGGGGAAAATGCAAGTGCTAGCGTACTCATGGCGTTTCCTGTGGTAATTTTGTTACTGACAATAACGATTTTAAATAATCAAATATCTTGTGTGCCTTTTTCTTATAATCAAATATACATGAAACGTATAATGCAGAATAATAATTAAATGAACCAATAAATACATTTTTAGTATAGCTATAATCAAATAGATAATAATTTGATAAATTATTATTATGTATAATTCCACCTTTTTTAGATTTTAACGACGTATCAAAAGAATATGAAGATGAGTTATAATGTACTCCACCTGAATAATAACGTATTAAATCATAAGAGCTAGAAGAGCTATAAGTTGAATATATAACGTCTTTTATTTTTTTTAAATATACATAAATTTGATCTATACCTGATTGAATATCACTGCTTACTGTTATAATACCATCATCTGTATATGTATTAACAGTATTTATGTTAGTATTTGCATTTCCAAAAAATGATCTTGTCAATACATATCCGTCCCATGTTATTAAATAAAAATTATCTATAGTTTCTTTTATTAAAGATGATTCATATTCATATCCTTCATGTAATCCGATATTATGAATCTCCTCATCTTTGCTAAGCTCTCTAATTGCAAACGTAATATACTTTCCTCTCACATCAATAATAGATGCTATTGACTCTGTTTTTGTCGTTAAGCTTATTGTATAGCCACCATCAATGACTGTTGTAGTGTAATAATCCGGGTATCCTGGGATGCTATCATAAATTGCTACATCTTGAACGATATATAAAAAATCTTCTGATATTTCGGCATAATTAATCCTACTAGCGAGGATTCCGGCGTATGGCGATGTTGGTCTAGGATTAAAATAGTTAAGAAAATAAAGTTTTTTTGAATCTCCCGATAGACCATAAAAAACAGGCTTATCCCATGCGTATCTTGTCATATCCCTGATTTCATAGTCGAACTCAAAATTTGACAATACCGTAAATAATAAAACATGGTTATTAACGTCTATCTCATATCCTATTTTTTCAATAAATACCTTATTATTATCATAGCCTGTATTGTTATTTATATAAACAACTAATAAATTTTTATCATCTATCAATGAACAGCATAAAGGTTGAAGAAATTCACCCCAACTATTATTATTTTCAACACCGCTTATAGATATTCTTCCGTAATAAATATTTAAATATGTTGGAGTTATTTTCAAATAACTCCAACTAATTGCTTCATTTTCTTTATTATTAACCCAGTAATTATTCCTTGATCGATATTCAGGTTCAGGAAGCATTAAAAAGCTTGGGTTATCTAAAGCATCAACCAATCCAAGTTCTGTGCGCGGCTTAAAAGGATTTTTATATACCTGTGTGCCTAAATCGCCATCGTTAAATGACGTACAGAATAATATTGCGTTTTCTTCGGAGATAACCGGCTGTACAAAAATATCGACTTTACCGTTTATGTCACGGTATCCATTCAAAAAAATACTGGCTTTGATAACAACGCTTTGACCGATATAATTAAAGCGTTTTTCGCGTGTCAGGCTGGTAGATGCGCCAAGCTGCGAGCAAACAGACTGATAAAACTGTAATGCCACTCCCTTTAAAGCTGTGGCTTTTTTTGTGTCACCATAATATTTGATCGCAGGTTGTTTAATCACATTACACACCAAGCATAAACAGATTAAGCGATTTAACCGTTACGTTATTACCTGCGGTTAAATTGCCAATATAAATTTCTACATAGTCATTGGTAGCCAGTTCAATCATGCGATTTAAGGCTAATACCTGCGTTTCTGACGTTGTTCCAAGCGTCTGAATAACTTTGTGATTAGCAGATACCGTTCCATTTTTTGCAAACCCGATAACGACAGAATCAGCAGCTGTTGCTGGTAGTATCGACAAACACGCCTGACAGTTAAATGTTTTTGTTGCGCTTCCAGTGTACCGTAATCGTGCGTTATCGCTACCGCCATTGTCAGTATTGTAGTAAAAATCGCCTGTAGTTGTTGCCAATACTTTGACAAGATTTGTTGACCCGTCTGACGTGCTGGCAATCGTTATTGCTGCACCAGTAGTGTCAAAATACGATACTTCGCCCATTGGAACCGATGCAATTTGACCAGCTGTCAATGCCGTTGAACTGCTGTAAAAGTCAGCAAATGATAATGCCGTACCGCCAGTTGGCAAAGATGCGTAAAACACACTGAATTGGTCGTTATTTACTTTGCATCGGTACATAGTAGCTGACGCGCTAGGTGTCGTTAGTGCGTCATTGCAATACAGGGAAATACTGAATATGCCGTTTGCGTCACATGTTGCTGTAGCCGTACCATTCCCGATTCGCTCACCTGTCGCCGACACATAAGCAACGCTGGTATAACGATGGTCAGAGTCAACAAGTTTAAACTCAACTACACATCCAGCAATTGGGTTGCCTTTCAGGTCAACAATCGGATCGCCAGTGTTCGATATTGTACGCATTAATTTATTCTCATGTAAAAAAGTGGCTAATTTCTACGCCACCATATCATTAACAGCCGCGTTTACCGCCGCCGCCGCCTTTTTTGCCTTTAGCCATGCTAAATACTCCTTTGGTTGAAAAAATCATATTGTCCTCGCCCCAACTGCTATTCCAGTGATAATTCCCAAATATTGCAATGAGTCCCCACCATCCACGACCGCGCTTATGTTCGACGTGAAAACAGGCATATTTATTGTATCAACTGTTGAATTAACAAACTGACCGCCGTCCGCAAGAATGAAAATTCCCTGGTCAGTCGTTGCAATGTAACCTTGCGTCCCAGTTCCCAAATATTCAGCCGGTATCTTTTGCTCTGCGCCCTTTTGCATGACTGCATCGCTTTTTTTAGCATTGATAAAATCGCTTTGACCGTCAAAACCGTGCTTTGGCGTGCGCCCGCTTATCCAGTATAAGCCATCAAGCGTTCCAATCCATAGCCCTGTCTCGCATGACATTATTCCTGTTATGGTCGATGGTAATTTATAATGATTGTCAGACTTCCAGTGATGATAACGGAATTTTTCACAGTAAAACAGATATGCACCATTGGCAATGTACAAATGACTGTAATGATAGCCAATCAATGATCCAAACGGAGCGGGATTAATTCCAATGGTCATCAATGCTGACGTATGCGGTGTAACGCTTGATATTGTTGCAGTCGTTACGCCATTGTTTATTGTGGTCTGTCTGTACAATTCGCTACCGTTTCGTGCTGATACATAAATGGCTACCGTTGTCACATCAGCATTGGCAGATACAGGGATATTTGATAGTGAAATTTTTTTACCATCGACTGAAATAGTTATTGATGATGGCGCAACGGTGCCTGATTCTAATCCGCTTGAATCAAGGAAAGTACACGCTACCAGGTAAACGCCTTTTGATAAACTACCTGTATTTGACTCTGTTAGCGTTGGCTGTGTTGCTACGCTTGGCAAACCAAACGACTTGTTTGTTGATCCTTTTACCACGCCATTGACTGCACTGCCAACATAATAATAATTTCCGTCGCATTCTGCAAAATCCAGGTCTACCGCTCCGATGCTAGATTTTATTGTTGTAAATAAGTAAGTGCCTGCCGATTCAGTTACCTCGACTAAATTGCTGTTACGAACAGCAAAGCAACGCCTATCATCGCCACCGATACAGTTATAAGTTGCCGTATCTTTGCTTACACGTCCGGCTCGTTGAGTTAGTATTCCGCTCGCGTTAGCATCAAAATCAACGCATTCGCGCAAATAACCATCTGGTATTTTGTTAATATCAGAAGCGTTATTAATACCCTTGAAATTACTCAGAGTTATCATTCAATCCCCGCAAATGTGCATTCTTTTACGCCTGCTGTATGCGCGTTCTGCACTGTCGAACAGATACCATGCTATACCAAAAAAAACTACGCATAGCGCAATGCTGAAATAAATAAGTTGTTTAATAATCATGGTAAAAACTCTGTAATCGATATTGAGCTAGCTATTGAACCGCCGAAATATGATGCTCCTGCGGAGCCGTTAAAAGTTGTTGTAGATGCTCCGTTTCCGCCAGCTCTAACTTTGAACGTTGTTGAGCTAGTCGTTCCAGAGGTCATAATGTGCGTGAATTTAACTTGGCAACCATAAGCTGCACCTGGAGCGGTTACAAATGAACATGCCAATGCGTTTGCAGTCGAGTCTTGAAACAATGCTGCAATTATATTATTTGCGCCCACTGAATTAGCACCATTAAAAACAACGTCTATTTTTAATTTTGATGTTGCACTTTTTGGAGTTATAGCAACGGTCATAAACTCAGTACCCTCGGTGTTTTGAGGAATCGTGTTGTCAAGTGGGATAGTCCCTGTTCCTGTTGCCATCGTCCCAGTTTCTGTACTGACAAACTGACCGACAATAGTACATGCCGTAACTCCAGTGCCTCCGTTAGCAACTGGCAATGTACCTGTTACAGTTCCACTGACATTAATAGCCGATACTGCCCCAGCCGTCAGGTTTGCTGCCGTACCACTGCAATTTGTTAAATTCCCACTTTGTGGAGTTCCTAAAATTGGCGTGACAAGCGTGCAATTTGTATTAAAAACATTTGATCCGGTTCCCGTCTCATCAGTTAGTGATGCCGCCAATTGAGCAGAGGTTGTACCGTTAGCCGTTAAAGACGTATATCCGGTGGAATTTCCAGTGATAACGCCAGATAAATTAGGGATGTTTGTTACATTTCCAGCTGTCAAACTTGGTGCTATGCCGTTACAATTAGTTAAGTTTCCGCTCGCTGGAGTACCTAAAGCAGCACTGTTATTGCTAAGTATAGTTGTTCCGTTTCCGCTCAACGAATATTCAGCCGCTACGCCTGTAGCATTAAACCCAGCCAATACGGTATTACTACCTGTATGCCCTGAACTTGTCCATCCCAAGCCAGAATTGCTGGAATGAGTTGTCGTGATGTTTGCAGTTAGGTTTTGGCCGTTTACCGTACGTGATGTCTGGACATAACCACTAAGATTTTGATCCCCTGTATTTGTTCCACTTGTCACATTTAAAACAGCCAAGGCAGCGTCCGTGACATAGTTTTTATTTGTACTGGCTGATACGTTTGCAGTAGTTAGCGTGATATTAGCCGATAAATTAACGCCATTAATCGTGGTAGTTTTCAGAACTAATCCGCTTAAATCCTGGTCGCCTGTGTTTGTACCGCTGGTCTGATTTATTACTGCTAAATTTACATCAGTAACATAGTTTTTATTGGTCGATGCTGATACGTCTGCCGTAGTTGCATTCCCTCTAAGTGCTGTAGTGCTTGTGTTTCCAATGGTTAAATTACTCGTTCCTTTAGATTCCCAGTCGGTATATTTACCAGCAGTTACCTGACCTGACTGCGTTGAATTGACGTTTTGCAGCACTAAAGACAAATTATTGTCAACAATTGACCCTGTAAAACCGTTGCCGTTAGTAAATCCAGCAATACCCGTTGAATTGCCACCAGTGATAACAATATCTCCACTTCCCAATAATGAAATACTGTTAATGGTCTTGATATTTGACCCAGAAACTAACGTATCCTGTTTGCCGTTTAACGCTGTCTGTGTAGCGTTACTTACAGGCAATTCAAGCGGTGCAACGTCTGTAACATTAGACAACCCGACCTGTGATTTTGTGACATTGTGCGGATTTGTGTAGTTTCCAATGTGGCTACCTACATTGCCTTGTAGTATAGTTACATTGCCAACTGCACCATTGAAGCTAGTCCAATCTACAGGGATTAATTGTCCTGACTGGGTAGCGTTTGCATTTTGCAAAACCAGAGTCAAATTATTGCTGGAAACATTTCCAGTAAATCCATTTGCATTTGTAAATCCAGTTATACCAGTAGCATTTGCATTGATCCCAGCAATACCCTGAATACCAGACCCAACAATCAAAGAGTTTTGAGGTTGTGCAACGACTAGGACGGTGTCTGACTCGTTTATAATTACGGTCATCGTGTCACCTCATACCGAGATTCTAACATCCCCTGTAAAAGCGGAATGACTCTTGTTGACGGGCTTGGCTCTATAAGCTCAATATCAAAATACGCGCTTTGCCAGTCAATAGCCGCTGTTACCGATGCTTCAACGTGCATTTGTACGCCATAAGGATTAGTGTAGACAGTCTCTACTTCCAATACTACGCCATTCGATAGCACAGTTCCGGCGGGCGCGGTAAAGCTCGCAATCGTGACAATCTCAAGTCCGCCGTTTTCGGTAGTCAGGTCAAAGCCAGTTAAAACCGCCGTGTCTTCGATATCTTCGCGAGCCTGCATTCGTGCAGTGTACCCAGTCAGGTCTGTGACCGTTCCGTTTTCGTTTAAGTACAAAAAAATAGGGTCAAGTGTTGACCCCTTTTTAAATCTTATCGTTACTTCTGGTGGTGTTAGATCGAGTAATGAGGGCATTGTATTAGTCCATCAAACTGGCTGCTATTGAGTAGGTAATACTGTTTGAATTTCCATGTGTAACAGATACACGCCAGTTTACAGGCAACATGTCATTTGCTGAAACGTTAGACGTGACTGCTGAACCTGGAAACACTTTTAAAATCGTAGTGCCAGTTGTTGAAATAGCTGCACTTGCAAGAATTGTGTAGTATTTTCCGCTTAAATAATCCTTTCCCTGAATTGTAACAGTGATACTTGGCGTAGATGTTATCGCCGTTACGTCGATTACTAAATGTAGTCCTTTAGCGTCTCTATTTAAAAAATCATCGCTTGTAGTTGTTGCCGCTCTCGCCGCTGAAGTTAATACTGCTACTGTGCTATTCATGCGCTAACGTCCGTAAAATTGAATTGTTGAACCTGTGCATCGATTGGATTGCCGAGCACTTGATTAAATAATGCTAAATGAGTTTGTGACCGATCCGTGTCCTTTTTATCCATATATTCTGCGTTTGCCACTTCGCCGCTGTAGGCTTCATAAACAACCCAGTGTATCAATGCCTTATGATATTGAACTGGTATTACTGGCTCATCTGACAGTGATATGAAATTTTCAGTAGGGATTGTGTACCCCTCGATAAAAACGTTTGAACCATCGTCTGTAGCGTCTGGTGTCGGACTGAACGTGATCCGGTTGCCGCGAATAACATAACGCTGTTTATTTGCCGAAGAAAATCCTGAACCTGTGCGCCAATCACGTGGCAATTGCTCAACGAATGACTTTTCTATTTCGACACCATCAAGCGTGATCGCTAACAGTCTTTTTAAATTTGTGGGTAACAGATAGCTAGACACGCCGCTTCTAAGCCTAATGCCCAGACTATCTGTAAAAACAAAATCCACACGAGAACAGGCTTGTCGTTGCGCTTCTGAGAATGACCTCAAAAAGAAATCGTTTCGCCACGTTTGCGGGTCTTCAACATCGTTTAAAAAATCACGTCTAGCGATGTTTATCAAGGCTGATATGTTCATGTGTTACCTTAAAAGCAAAAACCGACAACTAGATTTTTTTCTAGTGCTTCTTTGTACAAGCAAATCAAATCGGAAACGATAACTTTTAATTCAAGCCTTTCATCTTTCCATACTCTGTAACGATATGGCTTAATCTCTTTTTCATCAATTAAAGCCTTTGCATTATCATAATCAAACGACAATAGCGCATCAAGCTGAACCTTGATTGATTCAGTATTTGACACGCTATAATTTTGAGACAAAGCTGTTTTTATACCGTTTGAAAAGTCTTGACAGTTGAGCATAGCTTGTAATACATCAAAAGATGTACCTAAATCTAACATTAATACTGATCTATCGTCATCATCATAAACAATAAAATCATGATTTTCTTCGTAGAAATAAACATCTTTTGTTTGATAAATAGGAATGTCTGACTTTAAAAAAGCTTTTACTGTTAGATTCATACTCATGTTATCTTCCTACCATTTTAGCGGTTGTACTTGCATCTACCGCCATATAAACCACGATTTCAGAACCGTCTAACGCATTTGTAAATGCAATAGTGCCTCGGTCGTCTGCGTTTGCCGAAGTCGAACCGACGACGACAGTCAATCCGCCACCGTCCAACGTTGAACCGTGCCACGCTTGCAATAAATCAGGTCTTGCATTGAGTTTTACAGGCAAGCCCAACTTATTACCTGTTCCGACTGTCAATGCTGTAGCACCTTTACCAGCACCGCCAGCGGGGGTGATGGATGTGACAGTTTTAAAAGCCTGTGCGGTCTGGACTGCTGTAGCGTTGTTTAAGGTCAATGACTCAGTGATTACGTTACCGTAAATATCAGTCCCGACAATATTCAAAACCGCATCGCTTGAACTGGCTGCCTGTGCAACTGCTGATATGTTGCGTGGCACATCAAGCGTAGTATGCGCTAACGTTAAAGCTGTTGTGCTTGCGTCTGCAACATTTACAGTTGTTACTAAATAATCTGCTGACGCAACTGCTGGTGATCCTAAGCTGATTTTACTGATAGGTGTCACGGGATAGCCTGCAACACCATAAAGCGAGTCGTTCAGCGGCGCGTAGTACGCGTCGCCAAACATCAGCGTCACCAATCTACCTAAAGATTGATAAAGTGCCATTTTTACGCTCCAGTTGAACCAACAACACAACGCGGATCTGCATGACCAAAGCCATACCGCTCACGACCAAATCCGTACACACTGCCAGTGTCTTCATCGTTTTTAGTTTTGAACGAAAAAGCAACGCGTTTGGTATGGATAAAGCCTTTTGGCTGGTCAGTCTGAACAAACCACGCATCAGTATCAACTAAATAACTAAGTACAACTGGTGCTTTGCCAATCATTCCCAGTGTTTTAATCGCGTTGATGTCGTTGTTGTTCGTGCCAGGGCGCAAGTCAGACTGCAATAAACGCGCTGCAATCCAAGTTGAATCAGGCGGGATAATCAACTGTTTAGGCTTGACCATTACACGCAATCCGCGCTCATCTGGAAGTTTGCGAATGATTTTATCAGCTTGATCTAAAGCCGATTCGCTCAACTGCATACCTGCCAAATAGTTGCTGAACGTGTCACCGTTTGCCAGCGGGTGTGATGCAGACAGTAACGCCACGCCATCACCGCCCAAATAAGGACGGCTTGTTGATGTCGCATTATTGAAAGCCGCCGCGCCACGAATTTCTTTAGTGTGTCGGAAAGAACGGTTTAAGTCTTTTGCGGAATCACTAGCCAAATCCATGTATTGGTTATCTTCAATGGCTTCCTGTGTGATTTCAAAACCCAGTTTGTATGAGTAGTTGACGATAGTTTGTAACCATTCGTCTGCTCGCTCATCCATTGGAGTAAATCCACCCTCAGCAACTTGATAAGCCGCACCAAAACCAGAGCGAAGTAAAAATTCCTCTTTGTTTTTGGTTGAGTTTCGAGTCTCATAAATCTGAGACCACTCCGGCATATAATCACGGTTTTCAACGCCAATAATAGCATTTAAGCCTTCCTGCAAACTGTGTTGCAGATTTCCACTTCTGTTCATAGCCATTAGATACCTCCTACTCCTGAAACAACGCCTTTTAGAACATGTTCAGCGAAAACTACCTGAACCACCCTGGCATTGTCTCCGACTCGATTGCTCAATCGAGTCATTCTGAATGTTTTTGCGGTTGTCGCCAAAGATGAAATATCCAGCGTTACACCAGAAACACCGTTGACCGTGCTACCTGCTGCATAACTAATGTCATACAACGCTCCAACATTAGCCGATGTAACGTCTGCATTAGCCAGCACTTCAAAAACAGTGTCAGGATGGTCATAAACCAATGCCTTAATACCAGTTTCTCCTGACGGTGCATCGTAATTTGGTGTTGAAACCAATTTACCTTTCGAATCAAAATAAGTGCAACCAGCAAAAACTCCTATAGCAATGTCACCAGCGGCTGCGACTTCAATGCTGCCATCAGTGACCTGCTTCACAAGGTCGCCTTTGTAAATCGCGGATGCTGTCGCGGTAATGTCGTACTCTGTGATTGGGGTAACTTCATCTGATGAAGTCATGCCAATCGGTCTTAGTCCAAATGCCATGATAGGCACTCCTATATAAAATTAATCGTCAATCATTGGCACTTTGTTGCCTGGCATTCGTTTAATGCCCTGCGGTAAAGAGCCAGTGAATTTATTATCGACCGCCATTTCCTGTCCGTCGATTTGTTGTCTTAAGTAGCTTCTCTGTGCGTCGTCAATATCTTTTGGACGCATCATCAAAACCATGTCATGAGAGCCAACGTAGCCATCTTTCCCGTTCAGTTCACGCGCCATCAAGAATGAAACGTCCTTGGATGTATTTTCCGCTGCTGTCTGAATGTCGGCTAATAAAACAGGTCTCCAGTGTTGCATTAACGCCTTTTGGTAGCCCTGCATATTTGACTTGCCCAATACATCTACTGTCACCCATTTGTACGCCATGCCTGGTATTTGTGGCAATGCTTCCAAGTCAAAAGGATTGGTTTCAAACATGGCTGAAAAATCTACGCGCTTTTCTTCATGTGGGATTCGTTGTCCGCGTTTATCGTTCATTATTTTCCACCTTTGGCTTTTAGCCACTCTTCGACGTGTATTGGATTGTCTGGATTTAAGTTGTACTGCTTCATGGTTTCTTTATCCGTATCAGTGATACGATTATTGCTAGGTTTTCCGCTAACCGACCCTCCTGTTGCTGGGCTTGGTTGCGCCGTCATTTTCTTAAGGTTTTTCTTAAGCAAATCCTTAATTTTTGGATCATCGTTACTGAATCCTGCTTGATTAAGTCGCGTAAGGATTGCATCTGCTTGCTTGGTTAAGCCCTTATCAAACAGCTTATCCTCTGTTTCTAGGTTGACGTCAAGCAAAACCCACATTTTAGGGTCGTCTGTTTTGTAGCCAGCATTATACAGTTGAGATAAAATGCCGTCCGCTTTTTGCGTTTTGTCCACATCAACATCAATCCAGTCGTTACGCTCCATATATTCACGCTGCAAATCATTGATTGCTGGTAATGACTGTGCTGCTGGTTGTTGCTGTTGTGCTGGCTCTTCAATCGTGCGCTTTGGTACGTCAACTGGCTTGGATGCTGATATTTCCGCCATCTTAGCTGTGATGGCTGACACCTTTCCAAAATCACCAGCCGCTAATGCTTGAGTCATAGCGGTTTCGAGTAGTGCAATGTCTGATTCTACGCGGGTTTTCTGAGTTGCCGCCAGCTCAGCGCGTAAAGATTCCAGCTCTTTGTCTTTTGCTGCTTGCGCAATTCTTGCCGCTTCCGCTGCTTCCTGCGCCTCCTTTTTTTCACGGGTTAGCTGATTAATGCGTTTGTCGAATCTAGTCTGTTTAACCTGTTCTTGCTTTTGCCGCTCCGATGCCTGATTTTCACTATCCCCGCTGGTTTGTTCGTCCGATGATTCTGTTTCATCGTCTAGCGTGGTAATGAGGTCGTCATCGTATTGATCTTGGTCGCTCATAATAATGGCTCAATGGTTGATAAATCATTAATAACACTGACTACGTTTGAATCTTTAATAACCCGCAGGCTGTGTTTTTTGCTTTCATGGCTGATAGTTATGCGCTCTCCGTCATGACACCCGAAAACAATAATATCTCCAGGTTTACACCAAGGCTGTTTATTACCCTCAGTTTTCCCACCCCTGAATGACGGATCATCATAAGCGCATGATCCAACTGCTAACACTTTGGCAATATTTCTAAAGTTTTCCGCAATTTCAAGGCTTGCTTGAGGCAATGCGATACCTCCATCTGTCTCGCTTCTTAGCTTAACGGGCGCAATCAACACGCGCCATCCGCTAGGAATTGGTAGTTTCTCAGACGGTACGCCGTCTGCTTCAAATTCAATCATTTTAACTCCTATATTTATAGTAGTGGCATGGCGAATGGGATTCGAACCCATGTATTTATATATGCGTATAAAAACGCTGATTAACTCGATTATGCAGCTATGGTCTCTGCACTCTTACCTTAGTCCACTCAGTCATCGCCATTTTGTTACTACTCCGATTGTTTTAATAAATCGCTTATTATGCTTTCGCATTCCGAAAAAGCCTTTATTCTGCCTACAAGAAAATTGTACTTTTCCAACGTTTGAGCGTCCCCCCTGATTAGTTTATTACTGTCTGCCGTTTTCAACTCTGCAACTTGAGATAAAAACGAATTAACCAGGATTTCCTCTTCGTTATCCATTATACACCTTCATTTTCCATAGTGTTAATTCCTGCACTTGGATTCATTGGCTGCTCTGCATTTGGTGCAAATTGTGGATGTGTGTTTTGATCTGGCAATGGTGCTTCTACTATCCCCTGCATATTTGGGATGGTCGTTATTTCCCCTGCATTTTCATCTATAAAGCCAGCCGATTTATTAAGCTCCCCTGCTATCGGTATCAGCTCAGAATTTGCCGCTACTTGTGCAGATGCCTGGACACTGCTAAAAAGTGTATCCATATTTTTGTTTGCTGTATCTGCTTGAGTGTTCTTTGCTTCGATTTGTTTGTTTTCGTTATCGATTGATTTGCCTTGTGTCTCAACCTGCATTTTTTCAAGTTCTGCCTGTTGCATTGGGTCAGGTTGCGGAGCTTGCGCCCAGGCTTCTTCTGGAGCTTCAATGTTCATTGCTTCGAGTGCTTGAGTCATAACCCACTTTGGCTCAAGCAATCCCTGAAACTTTCCTGACATTTCAGTCAACGCATTTGCTTTCATAATGCGGTGTGATTTGCTTGCTGTCTCTGGGTTGCTGACTGGAATAATGTCGATGCGCTCATCAAAATCAGACGCCATTATGTAATTATCTCCGTCTTTAGTTGAGTACGGATAGCCTTCTTCTGGAATATTTTCCAAAATAACATCAGACAACATGGAAAACTCTTGTGTTTGTGCCGAGTGCAACCGCTGAAACACTGCACTAAATTGTGTCGAACCTTGCTCAATCAATGCCAACACTGTACCAACTGGCATATTAACTGCTTTAGAATCACCACTCAGTACCCCGTTGATGCCCGAAAAGTCGCTAACTCCGCCATCAACATACTGCATAGCACTTAACAGCATTGGTGTAGGTTCTTTCGATGGCGGGACAAAAAATGCTCTCGACAAATCCTCTGGGCTTGCACGTATTTTTCTGAATGTGCGTGGTGGCGGTCTCTTGCCGTCTTTACCTTTTGTCACCTGCCCACGAACTAAATCTATTTTAGCTTCGTCGGACATAAAACCACCGCCAAAACTAGCTTCCATTGAGCCATCGATGATTAAGCGCAGCATATCGGTCAACGCATCAATGCTACCCCCCATTAAATGATAGAATCCTAGCCCATAAAATCCAAGACCTGAAAAACATTTGTAATGGGCATAACGGACAACGCGCTGCTGAGTTTCATCTGTTGGCTTCCAGTTACGCTGAACCCTGATAACCTCCTGACTTTGTTTCTCAACCCACACAATATACTCCATTGGGTAATCGTAGCCGTCTTCGATTTCAAGTGCACAATGACATTTTAAAATTTCGTGCTGGTTTACATCGGCTATCGCATTAGGTGTCGTACCTTGGCTCTTAAGCTCAACTGCTCTAACCTCATTCACATCCTCGCTTGACGGCTTGACAATGTCTGATCCTGAATAATACCCGCTCGTTTTATTGCGTTTAAATGTTGCGTTTGATTCAAAATATCGGTGTGTAAACCGCTCAGTTGATGCCATACAGGACGCGTTCCAAGGAACTATCATATCCTCTGGCTTAACAAAAACAGCCTTGAATTTTTCCGTGCGCTTGCAGTAATAGACGTGCTTAAAACATGATCCGCTTATTCCAATCCTGAACAGCAACATGTCCTGTTCGTTGAACTCGTTGTCCATTCCTTTTGTGTAAAGGTAATTCATAAAATCAGCAACACGATTCGATTGCATGACTATGTTTTCATCTTTTAAGCCAACAATGTCAGTCTTGACTATGTTTCCGCTTGCAGGTCTAAGCTCGACTAATGCTCTGGAGCGCAATTGCTCAACGGCTTTAATAAGTGCTGTGTGGACTGCCGAAGTGCCACCCTCATAATCAGGCTTTGACGCTTCACGGTCTAGTCCACAAGCTTTCATTGCCGATTTTTCTTGTTCAATCCACGTTGCCCGTGATGATTCGTCATCTCGAACCCATGTAATAACATCAAGTCCTAGACCGCGTATTTTGCTTGTGTCGATTGCATCTGAATCTAGCAAGTTTTGATAGTGACCATCATCCCTGCCAGACTCCATCATTATCTGACTTAGAATGTCATCGCTTAATATGCCATCTTCCATCATTGCTGGCTCTGGCTGGTCTAACATTTCGCTATCAATCATCGTCTATAATCTCGTCTTGCTGTAAGTTTTCATCGGCTGTATTTTCAAACCAGCGGGATTTTCTCAAGTATATCAAAGCCTGGGTAACTGTGTCGCAATTATGAACAAGTATCCCATTTGCAAAATAACAGTGCGGATATTCTACGCTAAGATTGAATACTGGCTGCATAGTATGGATGGATAAATTTGTATTTACCTCTTCTATATCCACTTTCTTGAATTTGGCATTTTGAAGAGCAGAATGTATTTCTGATATTCTTGTACTCAAACTCTGTACCGCACCAAAAACATAATTTAACGCCTTTGACCGTAGCCCTTGACTTAGCAAGTGCTTGTTTTGCTTTTTCTGCTCTAAGACTTGTGATTGCATTATTCCTGTGCCATTCTCTTCCTGCTTCTGACCTATGCCACTCGACTGTAAGCGGTCTGATTTTTTGCATGTGAATGGCACGCGCTTCTGAATCAATTCTTTTAGGCATTGCCCTATGCACGCTACGCGGTAAGCATTCAAGATTTGAATAATCGTTATTAAACGTATTGCCATCAATATGGTTGATTTCGTGGTTTTCAGGAACTTCTTTGCCGCTATAGAATCTCCAAATATCAACATGTAAACCCTTTGGCTTATCAAGCCTGTTTTTCCTTTCTGACAAATAGTATTTACTATGCTCGGCAATTCTTCTGTATATCCTTCCGTTAAACTCAACTTTCCTAGGAAAGCAATTCGGATTAGGCTGCATATTTTTATCTCCAATAGTTTAGATGCTTGAGTTACTGTATCAAGTCTAACATAGCCATTGTCGAATGTAAAAATAGGATGGTCTTTAGTTCCTGTTAATGACTTAAAGTTCATTACGTCCCTAATCCCAGTACACCCATGAGCCAATACTTTTTTAAATCCCATTGGAGTCAATACTTCATCATTATCCGTAATATTTTCTATACGAATATTGCCTCTTTTTGTTGCAATCATTGTACCTGCAATAAAACAGTAATCAGCACATGGCGGTTGACCGTGTGGAAACGCGGACACAATACCTATAAATTCGTCTACCCAATCGCGGCTAGGCGTGTACACTAACCCCATTTCAAAAATAGGCGTGATAGAGTGCGCCCTGCTTATTTTGTCTTCTCCTTTCCCTGGCGAGTAAGATTTTATCGTACCCTGCACAGCGTCTTTTAAATCTTGTATGAGGCTCAAACCTGTGGCTTTTGCTTCAATCAAATTCAAATCAGGCTTAAACTTTTTGTCTAAATCAATCATCTTTTGTCTCAACTCTGGATAACCGACTTTATCAGCCCACCTGCCAAGAAGCATTATACAGTACCGCTTGCGCTGCGGATGCCAGAATATCCCCCACCGTGTACAAGCTGAATATGCCGCTGTCTTTGAATCTTTTTCGCTGAATGCTGTATCATAACTATGAAATACCCACTGACAAACAGGCAATGATTCATCAGACGCCCACTTGCGCCAGTAGTGAGTTTTGATAATACCTCCTCCCTCAGGAACTGGTCGCTGTTGTAGCTGTGCAGATGTTCCGTGAGTACCTAAATCTTCCTTGAGCGATTTAACAGACTTTGCTGAAAACTTTGCTGGGAATAACAGCTCTCCTTTTTTTGTTCGCGGGTCGTTTAGCTCTGGTCTTCCAATATCTTTGCCAGCGTCAAAAGACGGTGTCCCTTCGTATTCCATCGGAATCGATAACACTGTCCAGTGCGAATTTACTTTTTTTAGCAAATGCCCTGCCAAATCGTCTTCATGAACACGCTGCATAATCAGCAATACACCAGACTTTTCAAGGTCGTTTAGCCGTGATGATAGAGACCTGTCCCATGTATCATTAACACCAGACCTGATAACATCAGAGTATGATTTTTTAGCATCAATCGGATCGTCGATCAAAAGACAATCTCCACGTTTGCCAGTATTTGATGCTGTTATCCCCTGCGATTGCCTAAATCCGCCTTGCTCATTAACAAAAAGCGTTTTTTCGTTTTGTGCGCGTCTAAGATTATTGCCCCATTTCGACTGATACCATTCGCTTGTAACAATGTCCTTCATCCTCAACGCGTCGCGTATTGCTAACCCTTGTTCGTTAGTAATCGATAAATAACGCGTATCGCCATTATGTATCCAAGTCCAAGCTGGGTACATAACAGCTACCAAGATACTTTTTAGTGTTCCTGGCGGAATGTTAATAATCAGCCTCTTATCTGGCAATTCATTGTTATGAAACGCCATCAAATAACCGCAAATCGTGTCTAAATGCCAATTCCAAATCAACGAAGTTGACTTTTCAATGATATGCCACGCTGATTTTACAAACTGAGATAACGACTGTTCACAAGCTATTTTTTCAGCCTGTCTTAGTGTTTCCAGCTCTTTAAGCGTTACATCAGACATTTAACCTTGCTGCAATTTCTTTTGCTTCGCGTGTTATTTCTTCGTTTGAAGATTCGATTGATCCGCTGTGTTCGATTTCAATCTTTTGCGGCTGATTGTCGCCTATCATGTCACTAAAAACCTTAATAGCGTTGATTCTGTCACTGTCCTTTTCGCCACCTTTCCCAATATCTTTTAACACCTGTAGCCGCTCAATACGTGGAAATAATAGCAGTTCAGCGAGTTGATCGCGCATCTGTTGTATTCTGCGGGCAACTTTAGGGTTATTCATAAGCTTGTAAGCTTCACCGCTTGCCGCGCCATCACTCATATTTTCTGCATCATAAGCACGTCTATATGATTCTAACTGAGTGCACCCATCAACAATATTCTGACAAAAATCCTCTTGTTTTTTTGTTAGTGCCATATCACCACCACATCCACCACTGAAAAAACCTGCATGACTTTAGCATATCAGGAATATTAATTAGCTTTTCATCCACGTCTATAGACTCCGTTGATTTTGCT